CGCTAGACGATGCTATGGTTGTCGGACATCGCACGATGTCTACTGTATCAGATCTCGTCGCGCTCGGTTACGACCGCGATATGCTGGACGAGCATCTGTCCGACGAGTTCGCGTTCGTGGACAGCGACGAATACTCGGCGCGTTACTCCAACACCGAGATGCCCGGCCCGGTATCGGCGTATGAGCGTAAGCGCGTTCTGTATACCGAAGCGTGGTGCTACATCGACTACGACGGCGATGGCATAGCTGAACTCAGGCGCGTTTGCACGGTCGGCAACAACTACGAAATCGTGAACAACGAGCCGGTGGATTCGATTCCGTTCGCTATGTTCGCTTGCGATCCCGAACCGCACGTTTTCTTCGGTAGCGATATCGCGGATCTGACGAAAGACATTCAGCGCGTGAAATCTGCTGTGTTGCGTGGGATGCTCGACAGCCTCTCGTTCGCGTTGTACCCGAGAACGGGTGTGGTCGAGGGCATGGTCAACATAGACGATGTCTTGAATCCCGAAGTCGGGAGCATCATCAGAATGCGCCAGCCCGGTATGGTGCAACAGTTGGATGTGCCGTTCTTGGGCAAAGATGCGTTCCCGATGATCCAATATCTCGACAGCATGAAAGAAGCGCGAACGGGCCAGACAGCCGCATCGCAGGGCTTGGACCCCGATGTGCTGCAATCGACCACCAAGGTAGCCGTGGCCGCTACGATCAAAGGCGCCGAACAGCATCTGGAGATGATGGCGCGATTGTTTGCCGACAGCTTCAAGCGAATGTTCAAGGGCGTACTCAAGCTCGTTATCACGCATCAGGATAAAGAGCGCATCGTTCGATTGCGTGACGAGTGGGTGCCCATCGATCCGCGTGTCTGGGACTCGACTATGGATTGCAGTGTGAGTGTCGGGTTGGGTGTGGGCACGACCGACGAACGGCTGGCCGTTCTGAATCAGACTGCGGTACGCCAGCAGGAAGCGTTAGAGAAACTCGGGCCGAATAACCCGCTGGTCGGGCTGGGCCAGATCAGGAGTACGCTGTCGAAGATGTTGGAGATCAGCGGTTATCCCGACTCAAACCAATTTTTCAAGCCGATCCCGCTCGACTACGAGGCACCTCCTCCCGAGCCGCCTAAGCCGACGCCGGAAGAGTTGCTCGCACAGGCGCAGATGGCTGACATCGAAGCGCGTACCGCTATCGACCAGCAGAAGATTGAGCTTGATGCGATGAAACAGCAGCAGTTGGACGAACGCGAGAGCGCCAGAATCGCTGGTGATCTGGCGATCAGAGAATTCCAAGCAGAATCGAAATTTGAGAACGATGTCGATATTGAGGTGCTGAAAGCCAGCCTCAAGGAAGGTCTGTGATGGACCTGACCAATGAACAGAAAGGACGCCGCGCCAAGGAAATCCTTGACGATCTGGTGTTTATTGAGGTTGTCGATACCGCGAGAGAGGGTATTGTTACCCAGTGGACGCTTACCGAACCGGGTGCTGTCGAGGAGCGTGAAGCCTTGAGTGCGGCGAATCGTGGGCTTGACGAAATACTGCGTGGGTTGCGAACATTGGTAGCTGATTGGACGGTAGACAAAAGTCGCATGAAAGCCAAAAAAGGAAGGAAGTTATGAGCGAAGCCGGTGCAAAAGAAGCTGGCCCACGCTCTATGGGGGAAATTGAGGACACGTTTGCCCAGATGCTCACCGGGGCCGAAGAGCAACCCGAAGAAGATTCTTCTGAGGAAGAGCAGACTTCGACGGATTCTTCGGATGCAGAGCAACAGGATGCCGAGTTAGCCGATGACTCGGTGGTGGATGAGCAGGACGAGGAGCCGAGCGACGAACAACTCGACAGCGAATCTCAGACGTTTACCGTCACCGTTGACGGTAAGCCCGAAGATGTGCCGCTGGACGAACTCATCGCTGGTTACCATCGCTACGCTACATACACAAAGAAGAGCCAGCAGCTTGCGGAGCAACGAGATGGTTTCGGTGCCGAGCAACAGGCTCTACGGCAGACGTACCAGCAATACCAAGGGGTACTAAGCCAACTCCACGGACAGATGCAAGCTGCCAACAAACCGGCGAATCTGGATTGGGATGCTCTAGAACGAGAGAATCCCGTTCAGTGGCTAAAGCTCAAGGAACTGGAGCGACAGCGAGCCGGTGAGATACAGGCGGTGCAAGCCGAACAGACGCGTATGCAACACCTTCTTGCCGGTGAAAACGACAAGAAACTGCAAGCGCATCTGGAGGTCGAGCAGAATCTGGTGCTGGAGAAAATCCCCGAGTGGGCTGATGGTGACCTAGCAGCCGAGGAGCAGCGCAAGCTGGTCGAGTTCGGTAGGGCGATTGGGTTCAGCGATCACGAACTCAATACGGTTTACGATCATAGAGCATTGGTCGTGGAACGCGACGCGATGCGCTATAACGAACTCACGAACGGCGACAAGATCACAGCGGCCAAATCCAAAATCGGCAGCGTCAAAGGGGGGAATAAGGAGACATCCCACCGGGTGCGCTCCCGTAAGGCGAAAGCGGCGAGAGCCAAGCTGAAAGCGACCGGCAAGGTCGATGACGCTGCGGCACTGTTCGCGGAGATCCTTACGGAATAACCGGAGAGAATCATGGCAGTCGTTGCAAATTCATTCCTGACCTACGATGCGAAAGGCATTCGGGAGGATCTCAGTGATTTGATCTCTGATATCAGCCCGACTACGACGCCTTTCCAGAGCAACATCGGTAGTAGGGACGCAGACAACACCTACTTTGAGTGGCAGACGGACAGCCTCGCTACGGCCAGCGCAACGCCTGTAGTCGAAGGTCAGGATCTGTCGTCATTCACGGCAGTCACTCCAACCGTTCGCCTTGGCAATTACTGCCAGATCAACATGGTGGACTTCATCATCTCGGGCACCGAGCAGCGCGTGGACAAGGCTGGTCGTGCGTCAGAGATCGGCTATCAGGCGGCGAAAGCTGCGAAGGAACTCAAGCGCAACGTCGAAGTAGCAGCGTTGCTGAATGGCGTGGGTGCGGTTGTCGGTGCGACCGCGACAGCCCGCGTCACTGCTGGGTTCCCGTGCTGGCTGAAGACGAACGAAACTTCCACGAACGTGACCGTGCCGAGTTACTCGGGTTCAACCCCGACGGGTGCGGCACAGGTCTGGAAGTCTTTCGGGACGCCGACAGCGTTTACGGAGGCGATGCTCAAGACCACGATGCAGGAATGCTACGAGAGTGGTGGCGAGCCGTCGATGCTCATGGTCGGGCCGTTCAACAAGACCGTCGTGAGCGGCTTCAGTGGTATCGCGTCTAGCCGGTACAACGTGGACGGCGCCGAGCCGTCAGTGATCATCGGGGCCGCAGACATTTATGTCAGCGACTTCGGGAATCTGTCCGTTGTGCCGAATCGGTTCTTCACTTCGGTGGTTGATGCTGGTGCCGGATCGCTGATGAACAACTGGGCGTTCCTGATCGACCCAGACGAGGTGAAAATCGCTTCTCTGCGGCCTTACAGCATGGAAGAGCTTGCAAAGACGGGTGACGCCGATAAGCGGATGGCGCTCATAGAGTGGGGGCTTCAAGTCAACAACGAAGCCGCTCATGGAGTCGTTGCTGGCATCACTTCGGCGTAGTTCTGCTGGTGGGGTGGGGGCTTCGGCCCCTGCCCCCTAGTAGGCGCTATCATGTCGATGAGACGAGTGCTGGACTACGATCCAGCTACGGGTATCACGCAGTGGTTTCATTTCGATGAGATCACGGGCGATATCGGGCTAGAAACCCAGCAAGACGTTACAGCGGTGATTGAGGGTACGAAGGGCGCCTTCAATCCCGTGGACGAACGTGCGCCGTGGAAGGGTGACGTTCACAAGGTCGCGTCGATCCCGATGGTGATCTATCATCAGCTTGCGAAGATATCGAACAACTTCAAAGACCAACGGGTGATCCGTAAGTGGCTGAACGACAAGGATAATCGGGTGTTCAGAACGAGGCCGGGGAGACTTTAGGTGGCGATCACTACCTACGCGGAATTGCAGACGGCGACGGCGAACTGGCTGGATCGCACCGATCTAACGGCGCGTATCCCAGAGTTCATCGAACTCACGGAAGCGAGCTTCAACCGCGTGATTCGACAGCCTGATATGGTCGTGACAGACAACTCGTTTTCACTTGCGAGCCGTTACACGACACTGCCCACTGATACGCTCGAAATCATCAGAATCGTGGTCGATCTCACGCCCGTCATCGTGCTTGAGTATCTGACGCCCGAAGAGATATCGGAGCGCAGGATCGTGATGAGCGCGACAGGCAAACCCTATTATTTCACGACGGTGGGCGGCGCGACCAACCAGTTGGAGATCCTGCCTTCGCCCGACTCGACGTACACATCGTCCATTGTCTATTACACGCGCATAGCCGCACTGAGCGATAGTGCGACATCGAATTGGCTATTGGCCGCGCACCCCGATATCTATCTGTTCGGCACCTTGGTCGAGGCAGAGCCGTATCTGAAGAATGACGAGAGAATGCCGATGTGGACTGCTAGGCTCGACAAGGCGCTCAACGCTCTAGGGTTGCAAGGACAGCGCGAACGCCACACTGCTTCCGGCCTCCGAATGCGCTCTAGGGTGCTAGGATAAAACATGGCTAATCCGACTACGAATATCGGGATGACGAAGCCCGTCGTTGGTGGGTCAACCGATAGCTGGGGTACGACGCTCAACGAGGAAGTCGTAGACATCATCGACGCCTTGTTCAGCATCAGCGGCACCGATGTCACTATGTCCGACATCAAGTTCAACAGCATGAGTGTGCAGGAAACGGGCGCCGGAACCGATACCGTCAAGATCCAAGCACCCGCAGCGGTCACCACCTCCTATACGCTCACGATGCCAGCCGCAGTCGGTTCAACGAACCAAGTGCTGTCTGCCGCAGATGGCTCTGGCACACTCGCTTGGACGACGCCCGAAACAGGCGACATCACCTCAATAGTCGCTGGCGCGGGGATGACAGGTGGCGGCACAAGCGGCGATGTCACGCTGGATGTGGTTGGTACATCGAACCGCATCACAGCCAACGCACACGATATAGATATTGCCTCGACCTATGTCGGCCAGACCTCAATTACCACACTGGGCACCGTCGCTACAGGCGTCTGGTCTGGCACGACCGTGGCCGTGAATAAGGGCGGCACGGGCCTCGCCAGCTACGCCGCCGGGGATGTGATCTATGCGAGCGGTGCGACCACACTCGCCAAGCTCGCGAAAGGCTCCGACACCGAAGTGCTAACGCTCGCTAGTGGCGTACCGACTTGGGCCGCACCTACCGTTGGCGACATTACCCAAGTGGCTGCTGGGGACGGGTTGTCAGGAGGTGGATCGTCTGGCTCCGTATCGCTGGCACTCGACCTCAATGAGTTGACGGCGGCGACGGTAGATGTAGCCGCAGATTTCATCGCCATAGTCGATACGAACGACTCCAATACCTCGCGGAAAGAATCCATTGTAGACCTGATTGCTGCGATAGACGGCACGGGCCTGACAGCGAGTTCTGGTGTGCTGGCGGTGGACGCTGCACAAACCCAGATCACTTCGGTTGGAACGATAGGAACGGGCACATGGCAGGGCACTGCCGTTGCCAACGCTTATGTCTCAGACGCCCTTACGATTTCCGGTGGCTCGGTTGATAACTCAATTATCGGTGCCAGCACCGCTGCGGCTGGCACGTTCACAGAGGGCACGTTCACACAGGTAGATGTCGAGGCCCAAGGCGATCTTCGCTTGCAGGACACAAGTGGTGGTCAGTATGTGGCGTTCCAAGCTGCGGGAACCACAACCAGCTACACGCTCACGATGCCAGCAACGGTGCCTTCAGCTAACGAGGTACTAACAGCTTCGGACGGGAGCGGCACCCTGAGTTGGGCCGCACCTACCGTTGGCGACATCACAGGCGTAACTGCTGGCACCGGGTTGTCAGGAGGTGGCACTTCCGGCACGGTCACACTCAACGTCGCAGCCGCGCAGACCGGGATCACCTCAGTCGGCGCGTTGGGCGCTGGGTCAATCACAAGCGGATTCGGAGCCATCGACGTTGGCAGTTCCAGCATCGACGGCGGCACGATCACGGGGACATTCGCGGGCAACATCACGGGCAACGTAACCGGGAACTGCTCGGGTACTGCCGGATCGGCAACAGGCTCCGCAGCCACCGTCACAGGCGCGGCCCAGACTGCGATCACATCAGTCGGTACGCTCACAAGTGTCGGGGTCACAGGTGCCACCACCTTGGGCAACCGCATCGACCACTATACTGGAGGGACTGGCGGCACACTCGCCGCGCAGTACGGGAGCGGCAATGATATTGGGTTGGGCGGCTCTTCCGCGACTACGGATTTCAACATCAAGTGCGTTGGGGAATTCGCAGTATCTGCTGGCGCGTCAACTACCACCTGTTTCCTGATAGAAGGTACGGCGGCTTCTATTACAGGGACCCTTGATGTTACAAGCGACCTGACGACTGCCACCGATGTCATCATCGGGACCAACCCCTCAAGTGCTGGCGACATCAGGCTCAACAAGAACTTCGGGATCTTCACCCGCAACAACGCAAACGATGCCAACAAGGCGATCATAACCGAAAACACCTTTGTTGGAAATGACACCTTGGACTTCGGGGATAACACTCAGTGGGACGCTCTACGCTTTCATGTTTCGGCGCTAAATGTAATGGTCTTGGAGCCGACGCTGATCAGCCTCAACAAGGCGACTACCATGAACAACGCCGCAATCTTGATGACAGGACTCGCAACCAGTGATCCCGGTGTAGCGGGTCAGCTTTGGAACTCTTCCGGCGATGTGAGAATCAGCGCAGGATAATGGAAAACCTATGACTTACGATTGGGAGTTTTCGTCTCTGGACTGCTACAAGTCCCATGAGGGCGAGGTCGATGTGGTATTCAATGTCGCTTGGCGCTTGAATGCGAGAGATGGCGATTACTCTGCAAGCGATTGGGGCAATCTGGAGGTGACCTACACATCGCCCGATCCGTTCGTCCCATTCGCAGATTTGACAGAATCCGATGTCCAAGGTTGGTGCGAGGCTGGCCTTGATGTGGACGCAATGAAAGTGGGCCTCGACGCTCGGGTTGCCGAGCAGGAGAACCCGACGACAGAAATGCTGCCTCCCCCGTGGGATGTTGGGGATTAGCGTGGGCGAGCTACTGGCGCTCTTGGCTATACCCGCTGCTGGGGGCGCTGCGTGGGCTGGAGTCAAAAGTGGCTTGAATGGAGCGAGGCACTCGATTGCCCAGATTGAGCGAATTGTTAACAGATTGGACGAGAAGGTGGATAATCATGGCGAAAGGATTACGGCGCTCGAAGTCGAGACGGTCAACATCAAGGAGCGAGGGTAACATGAGCGTAGTCGAAGGTCAGGACTTTGGTGGTGCGGCATCGACCGTCACGATGGACGACCGCATCACGCTAAACGCTGCACAGGCCGAAGGGCTTCGGTCTTTGTATGCTGCTCGCAAGGAAATCGAAGCGAGAATCGCGTTCGCGGAGCAGATGGTCGGCGTTGAGGGTCGCGAGATTGTTGGTGGTGATTTGGGCGACGAGAATCCGCATCTGACGCTCAAGTCCGCGACCAACGGCGTAGTTGGCTAATGCCACCGGCCCAGTACGTCCCGCTCAAGTTCCAGCCCGGTGTGTGGAAGAACGGTACGTTGTATCAGGCGCAGGGTCGCTGGTATGACGCCGATCTGATGCGTTGGAGCGTGGGTGCGCTTGGGCCTATTGGTGGCTGGCGCACTTGGGGCGACACCACGACTGCGATTACCAACGTGCCCAGAACTACGTTGCCGTGGATGGACAACACGTTCCGGCGCTGGATCGCTGTCGGCACCTACGCGAACCTGTACGTCTACGATCATGCCGCGAGCCTTTTTAACATCACCCCCGTTGGCTTCACGGCGGGCCGCGAGAATGCTGATCCGAATACAGGCTACGGAAACGGGGTTTACGGCCAATCGACCTACGGCAACACGCGCCCAGACCTCGGTATCCCCGAACCCGCCACGATCTGGAGCATGGATCTGTGGGGCGAGGATTTGGTCGGCTGCACCCCCGATGACGGCGATATCTACCAGTGGGACTTGAGCGGTGGGACGCCTACCTCGACCGTGGCAGCGCGTATCGCGAACTCCCCACAATTCGTTATTGCCACGGCGGTAACCAGTGAGAGAATCCAGATGGCGTTCGGTGGGGTGCCGTCTGGTGGTGCCGAAGCTGACCGCGACAGACGCAGAATCTTCTGGAGCGATTCGGAGGACAACACCGATTGGACGGCATCAGCCACAAACCAAGCTGGCGACCATATCCTTGAGACTGAGGGCGACCTACTCGGTGCGGTCAAAGTTCGCGACAAGCTGCTGATCTTCACCACGATTGATGCACACACCGCGACCTACGTTGGCCTCCCTTATGTCTACGCTTTTGATCGTGCGGGCGAGGCTTGCGGTCCCGTCAGCATCAACGCCGTTGCTGTGGCTGGCCCGACTGCCTACTGGATGGGGCGTTCGGCGCAGGGCTTCTTCATGTTTGACGGCTATGTGCGCCCGATCCCGTGCGATGTCGAGAGTTTCTTGGTCAATGAGATGAATCAGTCACAGGCGTCCAAGGTCATCGCGTGGCACAACACGCTGTTCAACGAGATCGTATGGTTCTATCCCGGCGATACCATCGAAGTCGATGCCTATATCAGCTACAACTACTTAGAGAAGCACTGGTCAGTCGGCACATTGGCCCGCACCGCAGCCATGAGTCGCGGCATCTTTTTACAGCCGATCATGTTCGATGCAGATGGCAACCCATACGAGCATGAGATCGGCAACACCTACGAGGACGTTGGTGAAGCCGCGATGGTGCCGTATGTAGAATCCGGCCCGATCCAGCTTGGTGACGGCGACCGGGTGCTATCGGCTACGAGCTTGATCCCCGATGTGACCGCTCTGGGCGATATTACGACGACCTTTTATACGAGGCTTTACCCCACTGATAGCGACACCACGCACGGGCCGTATACGATGGCTGCACCGACTTCGGTGCGCTTCACTGGGCGCACTTGCCGCATGAAGGCGACATCCGACTCCTCTGCCGCATGGAATCTCGGTATCCCGCGTTTGGAAATGCAGCCGGGAGGTAGACGATGACCGTTTCGGCACCATCTGGGGTCAAACACCTACGCCTCCCAGAACCACACCCCGAATACGACCGGACGGCAGAGATATTCAACAATATCGCGATGGAAGAGGCCGATAGGTCCAATTTCAAGCACTTTGAGGATGTCGATCTTGCGAACAACGAGCGGCTGATTATACGGAGCGCAGATGGCACCCGCTGGATCGTGACGGTGTCCGATGCCGGGGTCGTGGGGACGACTGAAATCACATGAACCCGACACACCACAGCGGGTTTACAGAAGAGTGGGAGCGTAGCAAGCCGTTTCTGGCTAATGCGCTGGAACGGAGCGGCAACGAATATACGGTAGACGATGTCCTAAAGGAGATCGAAGACGATCATGCTATCTTTTATCCAACCAAAAGGGGCGCGTCTGTTTTTCGGCTCGCGCTTTATCCCCAGAAGCGGATGCTTCGCATTTGGTTGGCTGGCGGTGACATGGAATCAAGCATCGAAAGCATTCTGGAAGCGGCAGATTTTCATGCCAAGAAACACGAATGCGATGGCATCGAGGTTCTTGGGCGCAGAGGTTGGGAGAAAGTGTTGAAGCCCTACGGTTATGAGCATAAGCGCGTGATGCTCATCAAGGAGCTAGGAGACTAAAATGGGCGGAGGAGATAGCAACGATCCTTATAAGGATGTACAGCTAACTCAGGTCCAGAAAAAAGATCCGGCAACCGAAGCCCGCGAACTGGAACTGTGGAACAGGGCCAGAGCGATGGCCGCATCAGATCCTTTCTCGGCCAAGTACGGTGGCCCATCGGCGTTGCCGGGTATGTCGGATATGTCGCAAGCCGGTCAGAAGTATCTGGCAGACTCCATTCTCGGTCCCGGCCAGTATGACGCCCAGAATCTTGGTTTTACCGACTACCAAGCTCCTGATGCCCTAGCCCCGCCTCAGGCTCCATATGTTCCGCCCACAACTCCCACAACTCCCACAACTCCCACAACTCCCACAACTCCCACAACTCC